TTTTGGTGCAATTATTAAAGCACCATCAACCTTACCCTTATCATAAAGCATGGCTAGATTATCTATCAATACTTTTGTTTTACCTGTACCCATCTCCATAAAATATGCAAAGGTCTCTTTGTTCCAAGATTTTTCCAATGCAGTTAATTGGTGAGCGTAAGGCTTTGTCTTAAATTTATAATTCATAATATCTTTCTATTGACTTACGTGTAAAGGATGTTATATGATTTGTCAATGTCAGAAAGCACGAAATACGAAAACTTAAAAGATAATTATGTGTCTACAGTTTACGTGATACAAGAAATTCACGGAACACAGTCTGGTAATCCAAAAATAAATATCATGGGTGCGTCTCAATATGGACAGTTTAAATTTTTATTGCCAGAGTTTTCACAGATGATTTTTTCACCAGGTCCCTTAATTTATAAATTAAAACAAGGTTTAAAAAGTTTTAAAAAAAAGGATTATCTTTTATTAACTGGTGATCCTGCGATTATAGGAGTTGCTTGTTCTATAGTGTCTGATATTACAAATGGAAAATACAATCTACTCAAATGGGATAAACAAGAGAGAACTTATTATCCTATTGAGATAAACTTATATGAGAAAGGAGAAATAGATGACAATTGATTTTGAGAAAGACCAACAGGATGCAATGAAAAAGACTGAGGGTATTCAGTCGCTTGCAGATCAAGTAGAGAAGTTAGAGTCTTTACAAAAACAACTTGAAGATCAAGAAAATAATGTAAAAGGTTTAAAGTCAGAAATACAAAAAGTTTCTGGTGATATCATACCAACCATGATGTCTGAGATGGGTCTTGCAGAATTAAAGCTGCATGATGGTTCTCATCTAAAAGTTTCAACGTCGTATCGTGCTACCATTACGGAAGCTAACAAAGAGGCGGCGTTTAACTGGCTTCGTGAGAATGGACTAGGGGATATAATCAAAAACGAGATATCCGTATCCTTTGGTCGCAACGAAGATAACAAGGCAGCTGATTATGCTGAACTTGCGAAGGGTCAGGGGTTCCAGCCGACACAAAAGATGAAGGTTGAACCCATGACTCTGAAAGCGTTAGTCCGTGAGCGTATTGAGGCAGGAAAAGAAATGCCAACGGAAATCTTCGGAATATTTTCGGAGAATAAAACAACAATAAAAAGGAACAAATAAACATGAACCAAGTAACAGAAAAAAAGAATGGTGCATTAGCCACGTTTGATATGGAGGCTGACGCACAACAAGGAGCCCAGAATATATCGCAGGAAGATCTTGCGTTACCATTCTTAAAGATTTTGGGACAACTATCTCCAGAAGTTAACAAAAGAGATGGGAAGTATGTCGAGGGCGCAGAACC